GTTTTATATACTTTTTTATAATGAAAAAAATTGAGATCAAATATTTGTTTATTAATTATATTAAATAATAAACAAAATGGATATTAGAGAATTCTTTGCTGGCAAAAAAAATAAGTTAATTATTGAACAAGAAATTGTTCGTAGTAGACTTATGATGATATTTGAAAGTGAAGATAATCTTAAAAATTGGGATAATTTATCTGATAAAAAAAGATTTAAAATTAGTTGTAAATTCTTACAAGAAGTATCTTTTCAACAACAAAATGGAGTTATTAATGAACAATTTTTAGACGTTATTAAATCTATTTTTGGAACAAGTGTTGGTGGTGGATTTGGACAAGCAATATTAGAACCAGCGGTTAGTTGGATATTATCAGGATTAGGTATGGAAAACAATTCTTATATTAAAAAATTCGTAGTGTCTTTTTTAACAAAAAAAGAAGGATTTTGGAATTACCTAAAAGATTGTAAAACATTAACAAAAGGTATTGCAGAATCTATTGCCGAAGCAACTGCTATGCAAGTCCAACAAAGTACAGGTACTGGCGGATTTTGGATGGACGCAGTTAGAAATACTTTAGGGGATTGGTTATCACCAAAAAATGATAGTGGATTCGTTGGAGGTCTTGAAAAGCAAATTGAAGACAAGATTTGTGGTTATTGGAATAAAGCAACAGGAAATGCAAAAAATGTTTTAACTAAATTAAATAGTGAAAAAGAGGCCCAAAGTGCAGAAACAACACCATCAGTTGCGGGAACAACTGCAGTATTTCCAACAGGTAAATAATACTGATTCTTAATGAATCATATTTATAAATGAAGACTAAAACAAAAAAAGGGGGTGTTCTAAATTCTAAAAAAAGAAGGGTTATTTACCCTTCTTTTTTGTTTTAACAATTTCATCAATAATTCCATATTCTACAGCCTCTTCAGCACTTAACCAAAAATCACGAGCAGCATCTTCCGTAACTTGTTCTGCGGATTTACCACAAAAACCACCTAATAACTCAAATAAAATTTTATTTGTCTTTTCCCATTCAACAAAATTAATTCTTGCATCTTGAATATTACCACCAGCTCCACCTGATGTTTGATGTAACATTGTTTTTGAAAATCTAAGAGAACTACGTTTACCTTTAGTTCCTGCTCCAAGTAATACAGACCCCATAGACGCTGCCATACCTGTATTTACTGTTCTAATGTCACAAGAGATATAATTCATCACATCAACCATAGATAGTCCTGATTTAACTGAACCACCCGGAGAATCAACATGCATTGTAATATCGGTCTTATCTGACGAATCTAAAAACATTAATTGGGCTTGAACAACCGTAGACATTCTATCATCAACTCCCCCTGCAACCCATAACAAACGATCTCTCATTAATCTTGAGAAAATATCCATTTGGGTTACTCTCATTTCTCTTTCTTCCAAGATATAAGGAGTCATTGAGGATTCAATGTGGTTTCCGATGTTGTGTAAGTCTAATGAATTTTTACCTAAATGTTTTACGTAATAATTTTGAAAATCTTGTCCTATTGTCATAATTTATATTTTTTACAAAAGTAATATTTTTTTTTTATAAAAAAAAGCAAATATAATATATGTCGCTAGAATTAAAAAAATTTGATATGAAATCTATTAGCTTTAAGCCTAACGAAAATAAAGGCCCCGTTGTAGTCCTATTGGGGAAGAGAGATACAGGCAAATCATTTCTCGTAAGAGATTTACTTTATTACCACCAAGATATTCCAATAGGAACAGTAATTTCAGGTACAGAAGAGGGAAATGGTTTTTATACAAAAATGGTACCAAAATTATTTATTCATAATGAGTATAATACAGCAATTATAGAGAATGTGTTAAAAAGACAACGAACCGTTTTAAAACAGGTAAAAAAGGAAATGGAAACATTTAAGCGAAGCTCAATAGATCCAAGAGCATTTGTAATTTTAGATGATTGTTTGTATGATGCTACATGGACGCGAGATAAATTAATGCGTCTTTTATTTATGAACGGGAGACATTGGAAAATTATGTTAGTGATAACAATGCAATATCCGTTAGGTATTCCTCCAACTTTGAGAACAAATATTGATTTTGTTTTTATTTTAAGAGAGAATTATATTGCGAATAGAAAAAGAATTTATGAAAATTATGCTGGAATGTTTCCAACGTTTGAGTCATTTTGTCAAGTAATGGATCAATGTACTGAAAATTTTGAGTGCTTAGTAATAAATAATAATTCAAAATCAAATAAATTACAAGATCAGGTATTTTGGTATAAGGCAGATAGTCATAATGATTTTAAATTAGGCTCAAAGGAATTTTGGGAATTGTCTAAAGGTTGTAATTCTGATGATGAAGAAGAAAAATATGACCCAAATTCTGTTAAAAAGCGTGGCGCAGGACAAAAAATTAGCGTAAAGAAGAGTAAATGGTAAATATATTTTAATAAATAAAATATTATATTAAAATATAATGGCATATCAAGGAAAGTTATCATACAGCCAAAGAATGGAAACAATGTCAGGTCAATCTTCATATCACACAGATGAAGTTTGCGGATCAAATTTAGATGGATTAGCAACTACGCTACAAATGTTTGCTCAAGACAATGAGGTTAGTGAAGGTTTAGCACAAATAACTAGATGTATTGATGCTAGAAAGGCAGAAATGGCGAAACGTTCAAATCCTGATCCAGCACATAATAATGTTGTTGTATCATTATCAAGATTGTATACTTCTTATTCTTTATTAGAAAACCGTGATCCAGAAACACTTAAGACCGCACTGGTTAGATTTAGTAATGCTTCAAATTCTTTTAGAGTATTTTTAGGTAACCTTGAATTATATGAAAAAGGTGGTAGAAAATTATATAAAAAATCACGCAAACATAAAACACATAAAAAATTGCGCAGACGTAAAACACATAAAAAATTGCGCAGACGTAAAACATATAAAAAATAAATATTCTAAGGTATATTATTTATAAAATTAATAAATAATATATTATTTATTCCTTTTTATTAGCAAAAGGACCACTAACAAGTTCACTTTCGCCATGATCAGTATTCCCAACTACAATATTCTCTCCTTCAAAGAGTTCAGAACGAATATCAGCAACAGAAATTGTTTCTGACTCTTTTGAAAAAGATGTACTAGTATTTGCAACACCAATTAAATTACCTTCATTATCAATTGATTGAGTTAATGTATTTCCAGACTTTTCCGCATTCTTAATATTTTCTTCAATTGCCTTTTGTTTTGTTTCCTTAACACGTTGGTCGAAAGCAGACTTAGCATTTGTTTCATTTTTAGTTTTTTCATGCATTAATTGATTCAATTCTTCTTCCATATACTCAACACGTCCAGTTTTATATGCTTCAGGCTCCCAAGGCATCCATAATCCAACAGGACCAACATATACATCATGATTAGGATCAATTTCTCTCAACATTTTACATCTCAACTCAGCTTCTTCTAATGTTGGATACACTCCTCTAATCTTTAATCCTCTAGTAGAAGTTTGAAATTGATTATCAATACCAAATGTTTTCTCAAGTTCTTCTTCATTATTATCAAGAAATGTTTTATATTCATCTTTCATACTTGTTTTTGTAAGAGACTCTTTTTCTTCTTTGACAAACTCTTTAAAATCAGTTGTTAAATCATCAAAAGTCATATTGTATTTAAATGAAACAAAATTTAAAAATTGTACGAACTTTTCCATAGATTTATTCAAATCCCACTTCTTTAGGAATTCCTCAAAAAAGAAAATTTCTTTTTGTTTTAAAATACTTTCAGGAGAGACAAAAGAAACACAAGCAAATTTTTGTCCAGCGATTGCTTTATCTTCTTCTAGCAAGTCAACATATTTAGAATTTTTCTTGCCATTATTCATTTTTTTTTCAAATCCAGTTTTTTTCGAACTCTTTTCTTTAGAATGATTCATTTTACTTTAATTAAAGCTAATTATTTAAGTTTTTAATCGCAAATATATATATTTTTTTCTTTTTATTTAATATAATGGAAGGATTAATTAATGTCGCCGAACTTGTTAAAAGAGTAATCAAGTATCTTGTCGAAGGTTTAATGGTTGCTATTGCTGCTTATGCTATTCCTAAACGTTCTTTAAATATTGAGGAAATCATTTTGATTGCCTTAACCGCAGCTGCTACTTTCAGCATTTTGGATACTTATATTCCATCAATGGGTGCTTCTGCTAGATCTGGTGCTGGATTTGGTATTGGTGCCAATCTTGTTAGATTTCCAGGTGGATTTTAAGATGTAAAATCATAATAATCATTTTAATTTAATTTATTATAATGACCCTAATTTTTCAATTTATAATACAAATATGTTAAAATTATTTCCATACAAGGTGGT